CAACGTCATCGGTACCCTCACTTACCGATACGTTAGAGAAGAATACCTCTGCCTTGCCCTCGATACCATTGCGGTAAAGGGTAAGAAAGAAGGCGTCGACATCTATACTGTGCTAGGTAGACCAGAAGATATTATTCATGTCAAGATGGATCTAGATATGCACGCGAACATGATGAAATCATATAAAAGCCGTCGATTTGATGACGCAATCTATTATGCAAAGCGTCTCAAAGGATGCTTTGGTGGTAAGATGGATGCTTATTATGCTATGTGGATGGAGCGCTGTGAAGAATTAAAAAATGCAGGTCTACAAGAAAATTGGGACGGTGTATATCGTGCTACTTCTAAGTAATTAACCTTCACCAGAAGATGCAGTCTGATCGTCCTCATGCATCTTATTGATCTTCACCTCCGCCGCGACTCGTTCACGTTCGATCGTCTTGCCGCGAAGGTGAAGAACCACATTGACTTTTTGTTGTAGGCGAATTAGATCATTATCCAACATTCGAATACGATCAATCAGACCGATAAGAACGGTGTTAGTTTCGGATAGAACGGGCTTTACCTCTGTGGTGGCCCATACCCAAACATAGTAAACCATATAACCGACGCCGCCTGCCGCGACAATAGGAAATCCGTATTTACCTATTAGTTCAGCTAATTCACCCATTTTAGTTTAGCGACCTTGGCCTTTATATTTTTTGTAGCAGCGTCTCTTAGCCTTGTTCATTGAGGATGTCTTTAGGATACCACCACCAATGCTTGTGTGCTTTTGTATTCGCACATGAGCAAGAACTGCTGACTCTTTTGATCTGGTTGATTTTGCAGGTGCTGCTTTGGCCATTTAATCTCTCCTCGCATCATTCTTGCCGTCGGCTCTTGCTATTCGCTCGACATCTGGTTTTAATCCTAGGGCATTAGA